AAATCTACAATGTACGCTACATCAGTATACGCACTACTATCTGCTGGTGCATTACTGCGTGCAATTACCCCACCATATGCTGGTGATGGATTAGTAGTTAATGCCATTTTTATTTATCTCCTTTTTTATAATTGGATAGCGGCTAACTTAATATCGCTACTTGTCGTATCAATATGGATAGTACTATCGCTTTGTGTATATCCTGCTGGTTCGATAACTAAAAATCCATAACTACTACCGTCAACAGTGATTGTACTATCGTCAATAGTTCCTATTGGATTATAAGTTGCACCAGGAATAGTCACCACTAAATCATCAGTGGCACCACTATTATATGCAATTAGAAGAATACTTCTTCCGTTTGGGGTCATATAGTTATCATTTGTGTCATCTGCTGCTGTTAAAGTTAAATTATTTTCAACACCAGTCATACCAGCAGTATATGAAGTTGGTAAAGATTGTACACTTAATTCTGTTCTAGCCATTTGTTAAACTCCTGTGAAATTTACTTTTTGATTACTAATTGTTAGTGTTATGTTCATTACAAAACCAATATATTCCAAACCGCCAAACTCAATAACAACTAAACCACTATCTCTAAATTCATCTTCAATCCATACATTTTCCGTAACCATACGATGCGTAAAATATGTATGAATAAATTGGTCAAGTATTGAATATACTTGCTCTTCTATTTCTTCTGTATCGTTATATTGCCCTTCAGACGCTACGTAAACTAACACTTCTACATTACGTGATGTCTCTCCACTTTGTGTTGTTTGTGGGTTATGTGTTGCATCGTTTAATCGTATCATAGCACACGGCAAATCACTTGATTGTATACTTCTTTTTAGTGTTGGAGTACTCTCTAAATTCGTTATTCGTATACTATGATATTCTTGCAACCAAGTTATTATTTGCTGTGTACTAACTGTAGTCATACAAAACAATCCTTCTGTATCTATCTAAAACATTTTTAACATCTATTGGTATGCTATACGTAAGTTTGACACTACTTTCATTCGGGAGTAATGCTCTTTCACCAGTTATCGTAGCATCTTTTCTTTGATATTGATATTGTGCTAAAACGATACAAGCTTGTTTTATATCTTCTGGCGGTGAAACAGAATAACCCCAACTACCTGTTATGCTTATAGTATCTTCAACAGATGTTGAATAATAATGAAAACTATATGGGCTATCTGTAATTAGTTTAATTTCATATATAATATCATCAAAAGACTTATATTTAACTATATACGAACTAACATCATTACCATCTATAGTTATAGCACTAATAGTTCGTAAATCGTAAGGTACAGTAAACAAATACCCGCTTTTTGATACATACTCATTATATGCATCAAATGTCTTTGTACTTTCCCCACTATTTTCAAAGACTTTAACTGTATACTGTTCTATCTGTCTTTGTGCTGATAAGATACATCTTTCAATAAGACTATCTTGTTTATTACTTGTGATACCTAAGTATTCTTTTACTTCATCTGTTGTACAATACATTTTTTACCGCCCTATATCTTACTTTTTATTGCTTTTAATGCTTGATTATATGCATCATTTAAGTCTATCTGTTCTAAAGCATCTTTCTCTGTAAACCAACCACGTTTATCGTGTACTCTGTTTTGATATTCGTCTAAATGTACATAAGCAGCATAAGAAGCAGTATTACGTAAAATAGTTTTTCCTTTAGATGGAACAATATCCCATTTCCGTCCTAACATTTCACTGTTTCTGTATTTAGTTACCCCACCTTTAACTTTTACGTAAACAGTACCACTACCACGTTCATAGTAAGACTGTCCTGGTGATTTATCAGGAGTATAATTAGGATAAACCGCCATAATCTTCTTCATCTCTTCAGCAAATACCACACCTACTGCTTCTGAGAGTAATTCTATATGGCTTTCTAATCCTGTTGTTATGTCTTTTTTAGGTAGTGTTATCGTTATCATCTTTTTGTAGTTCTAATGTCCAAAAACAACGACAATTAACGTGTGCTGGTATTTCTTGGGCAGGTATCTCGTTTTCATACTTTCCATCTAATGGTGCGCAAATAGGACAAGTTAAGTCATCCGCATTAGTATTCCATTTTCTAAGATAATTCAAACCTAATTTATCTCTATAATATTCCTGTGAATGTTCTACTACTTTAGCACTTGCTCTTGTTGTTTCTGTTACTGCTATTGCACTAGCCCGATTACTTCCGAATGTGTTTTGAAGTTTATTCTCTACATCTTTTCTTGTCATACCTGGTGTATTCATATATGTAGACATAACACTTTGTAACATTGTTCGTGTTGTATCAACGATACCTTTAACTAAATCAAAAGTATACGTTTCTGCAAATTCACCAGAAGCAGTCATTAAATCTTCAATCGGTATAGGTACACCAGTTTGGTTAATGATATTATTGCTTTCATCTATGAAGAAATCACTAAAATAACTAACAAAGAATGTTTGTAAATCTTCAGAAAGATTATCATAATTAAAATCAGCATTAGCCAGAATACTATTTGTTGCTGTATCAAGATACGGTGAAAGTACTTCTAATAGTCTATTATAAAGATTTTTTTCAGTATCGGATAAAGTTAGTTTGTAAGATTTAACTTCTGTTTCGTTATCTTCAGTGGCGTTAGTTTCTGGTTCGGGTTTACTTTCTTCTATAGGAGCATAACCAAAAGCTTCACGCACTTCATTATAAGTTAAATAATCTTTAAGTAGTAATACTTTTTGTGCTTTTTCAAACTCACTTGTCTGGAATACTTCTAATTCATCAGGATGGAACTTAAAAGTATAACCAAAAGTTGGTCTAAGATATTGGTCATTTAATTCTCTATTGACTAATTCTGCTACAGGCAATAAAGTATTCGTATAAAATGATATATACGCCTGATGCATACTTGCATAATTAGCATCTTTACCAAAAACAAGTGGTTCTGGTACTCCTAACCCTGCTAGTACATCCCTTGTTCTGCTTTCTGTAATACCAGTATAGTCTATTTCTTTTAGCCCATCACCTATCTGCTCCACTTTTACATCATTAGAAAGAACTAAACTTCTGAAAGCATTCTTAGTTCCAGATAATAAGTTATCCCATAACCTTTGTAATCTACTTACTTCTTCTCTTGAAGGCATAGGTTTTAACGGGTCTTCTGAACCAATCTTTAATAAAGATGCTCTAACTGCTCCATTCTTAAAAAATCTTTGAGTAAACGCATCTAAATTATAAAGACTAAACCCACTAAGATAACTAGCTTTTAGTGGAGATACACCAGGATAATTTGTATTTATTGGGTTATTAAGCCAGATATAAACACATTCATCAGGGTAAAGCTTCTCAGTAATTGCATAAAAACTAAAGATAAAATGAGAAATAGCCCCATCACTATTATGTACTAATGTAATATTGTTTGTGCTTAATGCGTCAAGTGTTGCGTTAGAACCAACACGAGATGCTGTTGGAAGAAGATAACTAGCTCCAAAAATCCATAATGATTGAATAATATGATTAACTATATTATAAAAATCACTATCAAATTGCATCAAAGACTTTGGTACTTTTTCTAACTTACGATTATCTTTGTACCAATAACGTGGTAACGATGCTACATTACTTGATACAAGATTGATAGCTCGATTTATTACTGGCACGGAATTATATAATGTAAGATAATCTACGTCTTCTGGTGTTCCAGCAAATTCTTGCCATAAATTATCTGTATTCCAACTTTTTATTGATTTTCCTTGTACCTTGTAAAACATCTTTACCTTTTTTAATAGTTAGACACGATATAAAAATAATATATCGTGCCTAACTTATAGAATTACTTACTCTACTTCAACCACACTATCTAATTCTGTATCCGCATCATTATAACGATTTTCGGATGTAAGAATAACTGCACTAACGGGAATAGTTTGTGTAGTAGCAGCATCACTAGTAACCAACAACCGCAAATAAGGATGCGTATGTGGCATATCACTACTATCCACTTCAACCCCAAAAATTGACGATGAACCGCCACTATTTGATGCTGCACTATTATAACTTGTCCAACTAAAAGCAGTAGCACTACCTGATGCATTATAAGCAGCACTACCATATTGCACTACTGCTGTAATAGTAGCATCAAAACCTGTACCTACTTTAACGATAGCTAAAGCTTTATCCGCTACTTTCATACTCGTACTATCCGTAGGAACACTTGTTGCACTAACCGATGCGGTAGAAAGGGTAGTTGGTACGATATAACCCGCTACACCTAACCGCTCATAAAGTTTACTTTCTGCACTCATTTATGTTACTTCTCCTCTTATATTTTAACTTTTTACTTGACAATAATATTACTTAAAAACTTATGAGTTTTTGTGTGACATTCTAAGATTTTACTAGTGTTCTACTGTTTAACTTGTATTTCCCATTACAACCACTAATAAATTTAGAACAAAAAATTATCCATACATTATATCAGGATATTAGTAGAACATTGCTTACAATCTGTTTGATGAAGTCAGTTTTAAGTGATTGTAATGCTTAATGTTAGTTTTACACTTGTGATTATAATTAAACAGTAGAACACTTTCTTAATTATGTACTAACTATGAAAGGTGATACTTCATCGCTAGACGAGATGGGAATTGGATTACGCAACCAGGGTTGACCATCTCCACGCCAAACAACCCTCCATTTAACTTCATCTGTATCAAAGTCAGTGTGTGCAGAAAATGCAATATCAAGACTTGCCCGTTGACCAATCAAATAATAGTTCAAATCTGCTAACATAATACCGCCATCTGCTACAGTTGTGGGCATTGCAGTAGAGTAAAACACTGGCAAACCAAACAATGTAGTTGAAGGTTTACCCGTGATATTGCTAAACGAAACCGCATCATTGTCCAAACCAACGATAAGATGAGACAACAATGGATTTACAATCCAACAAGCCTTGTCGTATGAAGCTGGCAATAATTGAGCACGCATACCAGCAAGTTCAGCAACGGTAGGGCTTGAATCAGTTAAATCATAAGATACATACGCGCTTGAATTAAGAATACCCAATGGTTCTCCTGCACCACTACCATTTAGAAATAGCCAGTCTTTTCGATAAGCAAGAGCATCAGTGAAGATTTTTATTAACACACCCTCTAACGAAAAAACGCTATCTTCATCAAGCTCATTACTCATCTTTGTCACACCTGCCTGCTTATTTGCAGTAAGGGTAATCATTTCAAACTTAGGTTGGGTGTTAGCATTTGATGCTAAATCAGTACCTTCTCCTACAGAAGTGAAATGCACACCAGCGTGGAAATTAGACTGACCATCTACATAAGTAGCATTGTGCTTCATTGATGGTATATTTAGTGTGTTCCTTGCCATTGTAAAAACAGTACTTTGTTTTTCAATAACCCCATTATCTTCTACCGCTTGAAGCAATTGCGCAACGTATTCCTGTGGTACTGTCCAACCGCCGCCTGAACCAGACCCTTCACTCATTGCTTTATATTTATTACGCAGTTTTGTGGTGTTTCCAGCATACACATTCCAGATAAAATCACCAAAAGACTTGTTTTCCCTTTCTTTTACATCCGAAAGGAAAGTACCTTTGTTCTCTGTGTGACGAACAGGCTTTGCCGTATCAAATTGTTCTTTGATATTTGTCAAGTTAGTTTCCAATGTTTCAATGCGGGTACCTAAATTATCCGCAATAGCATTAAGCTTTTTAAAAAAAGTATCTTCCGCATTAGTAACATCAGTAACTTCTTGATTTTCTTTCAACTGTTCTTCTTGTACATTCGTATTCTCTTCCAATGTTTTTTCTCCTGTTATTTGTTTATTCATCGTATCAATTGTCCTAAATTCTGCTGGTGTTGGGGTTA